CGCTACAGGGGTTGGTAGGAACTCGCATCTATGATAATGTTACTCCGGACGCGCAACTGCCATACATAACATTCGGGCCTTTTGATTCGATACCAGAGGACGCGGACGAATATGAAGGCTCTGATACTACGCTACAGATTGACGCTTGGTCAGATGAAGTTGGCTCTGTGGAAATAAAAAAGATTGGTAGAGCAATTCGCGAGGCCATCCACAATGTGGATCTGGACTTGGATGAAGATCAGCGCTTGGTTGCGTTGACTGTTGAGGTGGTACGATACTTGCGTGAACCGGACGGCATTACACAGCATGTTGCTGTAACAGTACGTGCGAGAACTGAGCCTGAGATTTGATTTCATAAAAGGAGAAGTACGATGGCGAAGCCTACTACACTGCGGTGGTCAAAACTTTCCATCTGGGTTGGTGACGGAGGGAGCCCAGAAGATTTCACTTCGCAAGTTTGCGGAATGAATGCGAAGGGAATGGCGTTCTCCGCTGACATGTCTGAGAGCAGCGTGCCCGATTGCGATGATCCGGACGCGCCATCTTGGATGGAGCGTGTTACACGTTCGCTCTCTGCCGGCGTCACTGGCGAGGGATTGCTTGCTGAGGAAACATTCGCATTCTGGCGTGATTGGTTCCTCTCTGCTACCGCGAAGAATGTCCGTGTGGTTGTCGATCTGGCAACGTTGCCCGGATACTTCCAAGGCTCATTCGTGCTCAATCAATTTGAGTTGAATGGCGCGGAAGCGGACGGCAAGCTTGGTGTAACAATTGGTATGTCCTCTGATGGCCCGGTCACTTGGGTTGCTGGAGCGCCATAATGCCGAATGGACAAGTGGAGCTAGAGTGGGGCGATGGTCCCCACATCTTCAACATCGCTAAACACGCACAAGTCTTTGAGCTTGAAGACAAGTGCAGGTGCGGCGTTGCGGAGATATATGATCGCATACAAAATGGGCGATGGAAGATTGATGACATCCGTGAAACCATTCGCCTCGGATTGATTGGTGGAGGGATGAAGCCGCTTGATGCTCTGTCTCTGGTGAAGCGATACTTTGATGACCGGCCTTGGGCAGAGAGTATCAACATAGCACTTGTCATATTGATGGCTGCTATGGTTGGTGTTCCCGGAGACCAAATAAAAAAAGAGGAAGCGGAGCAGACCGCGACAGAGGTGACAGAAGCTCACTCGTCCGCTCCGCCATCTATGGAGCCGGTGCCGTCATCGGATGGACGCCTAGACAAGTTGACGAATGTACCACCTGGGAACTCGCAGCTGGTGTTGCCGCTTACAATCGAAGCCAAGGAGGAGAGGAGCGCCCAGATCCAATAACAAGCGATGAGATGGATGATCTAATTGAGAGACATCGACCAATCATAAGCAAGGCAATTCACTGATGGCTGGCGCTGACCCCAAACTGGTAGTGTTGTTAGAAGCAAGGCTCAACAAGTTTGAGAAACAACTTGCTGATGCGGGCACAATTGCGAAGAAGCAAGCCAAGAACATCGAGGATAATTTCAACAAGGTCAATCCGTCTTTTGCTGGGATTGAATCTGGCCTCAAGCGGATGCTTGCGTTCGCTTCTATCGGCGCAATCACTCAGGCATTCAAAGCAGCCATCGATGGGATTAGCAAGGTTGCTGATGTTGCTGGCCGCGCTCAAGTGTCAACTGACTTCATTCAAGCAATCGGGTTTGCTGCTGAGCAAGCTGGCGGCTCGCTGGAGGATGCGGGCAAGGCCGCAATTAAATTTGGTACTGCTCTTGGTCAAGCAACAGATGATAGCTTCATCACGCAATTGTTTGAGTTGAACGGCGTTCAAACAAAAGTGAACGGCGTTATGCGTAGTGAGATGGAGTTGTTTGATGAGTATGCCAAGCTAGTCGCGAATGCTGCGACGCCTCTGGAGGCATTGAACCTAGTCACCCAAGTGTTTGGTGAGAAGGTTGGCCCGAAGATGATCACCACTCTCCAAGAGATTGGTCGCATCGGGCTTCCGGCATTTATCAAGAAGATGAAAGAAGCAGGAGTGGTCCTTGATGAAACCATCATTAAGAAGGGAGATGAGATAGGAGACAAGTGGAACCTTCTGATGACACAGATGGGGAATGAATTCAAGACTATGGTTGTTGGCGTTGTCGAGACAGGCAAAGGTCTCGCTGAGTTTATCAATGACGTATGGACAGCGATGAAGACTGGTACGACAGTCAGCGTCGAAGACAATCCGGCTATTCAAACATTACAGCGAATTGATACGCTTGTTAAAATGATTGCGAATGCCCAAGGCCAGATCGATGCTGGCTTGGCGGTATCGCCAGCAGCGCTTGCCAACTTGGATAAGGCGCGTGCTGAGCTTGAAGAACTAAACAAAGAGTTGGCTATTCATAAAGCTGTGTTTGGTGGTCCTGCTGCTGGCGCTCCTAAACCACCGCCAGGAAAGCCAACAGTTGTTCCTCCTCCCGGTGGCGGAGACAAATCAAGCAAAGAAAGGGTCAATGACTTTGAACGTGAGGTTGAAGCGCTTCAGAAGAAGATGGCGATGGAGGAGGTTGAACTCAATACCATCAATCTCGGCGCAGCAGCGAGGGAGCGGGCAAAGGTAACATTACAATTGGAGACCGCAGCCAAGCAAGCAAACACAGAAGCTGGTATGGCAAATACGGAAGTGACAGCAGAACAGCGCGTGAAGATAGATGCGCTTGCGGATGCTGCTGCGAAGCTGGCAGAGAAGCAGGAGTTGTTGAATGGGCCGCTCGCCAAGTATGCGCGTGATGCTGCTAACCTGAACAATCAATTACAAGAGGCAGCAGTTCAAGGACTAAAGGGATTTGAAGATGCTCTGATTGGTATTGCGAACGGAACAAAGACCGTCAAGGATGCCTTCCATGATATGGCCAATGCCATCATTCAGGACTTGATCCGTATCGCCATCCGCCAAGCAATCACCGGCCCAATTGCATCGATGATGTTTCCGGGAGCGGGAGCCGCTGGAGGCTTGTTCAGTCTCTTTGGCCGGGCAGCGGGAGGACCAGTCAATGCGAAGTCACCATATGTGGTTGGAGAGAATGGCCCTGAGCTATTTGTTCCGCAGAGCGCTGGGCGTATAGTTCCAAACATAGCATCATCGAAAGGTGGCGCTGGTCCCGGTGTTGTTGTGTCGAACACATATCACTTTGACGCGGGTATCGGACCAGCAGACATGGCGCTAATCCGGACGCAGATAATTGCTTCTGAGCAGAGAACAAAATCCGATGTGGTTGGTATTGTTCGCAATGCCCTCATCAAAGACAGCAATGCGTTGAGAAGATGACAGACACATTATTGAATACTGTTTGGACTATCCCGCGCCATATGCGTGGCGCTGTACAGAGCCAATTCTATTTGTCTGGTAACAGTATTGAATCCACTTCTCCTTGGACAGGAGAGCGGACGCCATACGGACCATTTGTGCAATTCTTCATTGCTGAAATAGCGCCACCAACTTTGAATGGACCTGCGAAAGTAAACGAGGGACAAGCAACGTGGCGTGAATGGCAAGGCTTCATTACGCGATTGCGCGGAACATCCGGCCTTGTTCGCGCCACAGACTATTATCGGATGCGCCCAACGTATGATATCAAACATAAGATGACCACTGGGCCTTGGTCTGATAGTTTGCCTTGGTCCGATGGAGAGCCTTGGGTGTCTCCTGCTCTCCCTGACTTTGTTATATTCGATGAGCCTTGCACAACTGGAGACATTAGCTTTGTTGTGCGCGGACTTCCTCCAGACACAGATGAGGTTCTTGTTCCGGGAGACTTGATTGAAGGAAGGCCAGAAGGTATCGCAACGCCTTATGGTAATTTGTACGAGGTTGTTCACTGTGCGCGTACAAACTCTGATGGGAAAGCTCGCGTGTATATTCAGCCCGGTCTCCGTATGGGCTTTGTTGCCGGCGACATGGCAGTGCTGCGCGAACCAACCAGTGTGTTCCGTCTCGCTGATTCGCGTCAAGGAATTGTATCGCGTTCGCTTGGCAACATTGGCAACCTCGGCATTAAGTTGATCGAGGAGTTTCAGAATGGCTGAGATATCAGAGGGACTAGCAAATGCCTTGCGGCGTGGCGATGCTCCGCTGCTTCTGTTTTATATGGAACATCCTTCAGCCGGGATTATTCGTGCCCATAGTCGCACTGGCATCATTGTGATCAATGGTGAGAGTTGGTATGGCTTCGGATTGCTGGGCGCAATCAGCGGGGCAACTCGTTCAATCAATATGGAATTAAACCAAGTCTCCTTCGAAGTGCGCGGTGTTCCTCCTACACTTACCACAATGCTATCAGGCAAGGTCCGCAATCAGGTTGCGAAGGTATGGCGAGCAGCGATATCATTACGGGGCAAGGTGACTGTTGACGATGATCCTATGATTGAAGCTCTGTTAGATAATCAGACACTCTCTGTGGATCCAAACAGTGGTACATCGACAATCAAGATTACAGGCATCCAAGGGTTCTATACTTTGGACCGGGCGCAAGATGTGGCCTTCTCAAACGAGCAACAGATTTCAGAATACCCAACCGACAAGGGATTGAATCTGGTACATACCTTCGAGCACAGGGAATCAAATTGGCGGAAGGAGGATCCACCCGGACCATGACCAAGAAAGAACGCAACGCGAGACGGAGGATTGCTTACCATTTACGCAGAGCAATGCGTTTGGTAGCTGGGCGCCCAATGCGTTGGGGAGTTGATGATTGTTCCCGGTTCCATTGTGATGTGAATGTTATCGCTACAGGGGTTGATCCGGCTGCGGGCTATCGCTACCAAACAGAAGATGAGGCGCGTGAGCTTATGGGCAAGGGAGGTTTGATGCGCACAGTCGCGTCTGCCTTCCGCAAGCTTGGCTGGTACCGCATTGATCCGAAGGAAGCGTTGGTTGGGGATGTCGGTATCTTCATGGGAATGTTTCGCGGCAAACCGGGAGCAAGCATTGTCCGTTGTCTACATCGAGGCGAATGGGTTGGCCGCAATGAACATGGTTGGTCAATCATAACAACGAAGGATATCAAGGCTGCTTGGAGAATTGTTCTGCCATGATCTCTGTTAGAAAAGAAATGATGATACCAACT